GTAATTGCCGGTCGAAACCCAGTCAGTAGGATCGTTAAAACCTACACCAAGACCTTGAATGCTCTTGGTCAGATTCTTACGAAATTTACTCACATCGAATGGTTTCGCCATTGTTTACTCCTTGATTAATTAAGATTGACGAGCGCGGATCTTTGCTAAGATATCTTGAGCACGATCACTTGTGTCACCTGATGCTGTAGATTCTACAGTACCTGATTCGTCACGTGTAACACCTGCGTTAGCATCTTCTTCCGTTGCTGTCATAGGTGCCGCTTCTGCCACAGGAGCCGCAGTTGGCGCTGGAGCAGGCTTACTAACATTAGGATCACCTGTTGGTGCACTCATGCCTGGAGCACGAAAGTACTGACCCCAACGATCTGGATCATATGCTTCGCCATCAACACTTGCTTCAAACATTTCCTGCATTACCTTAAGTTCAACTTCGGTTGGTTTCTTAGGTAGGAAGTCGTTTAGGTTATAAAGACCATGACTTTCAATTGCTTCGAGTTCTTCGTTAGTTAGAGCACGTTCACGACGTGACCACTGTGAAGTTGAATAGTCTGCATAACCGCCTTTTGAAGTTTTCTTAATACGGAAGTCTACACCGCGAACGTAATCAGTTGGAAGTTCTTCCATCTCAGGATCCATCAATGCACCTTTGATAATCTCAAAGATTTGAGGACCAATGATAAAACGTCTAATTGGGTTCTCTGGTTTTGAATCTTCGTTAAGTGGATCTTCAGTTACAAAGCCTTGGAAAATATAAGAACGTTTCTTCCAATACTTACGACCTTGTGCTTCTAAAGAAGGATCTTTAAACCAACCACGTACTTCGTTTAGAATGTTACAAGTTTCACCATACATTTCCATACATGGTACGTTTACTGTAACAGGACGTGAATCAGTTTGTCCTTTAATACCAGCGAAAGGAAGTTTGATCATTAAACGTTCTTTCCAAAAGAATACGTTATCTTGATCAGCGTCAGGTAAGAAACGAACAGTTGCTTCTTTGCCTTCTGCCATATTCCAGTGTGGGTAAATTGCGTTGTCGCCGCCGCTTGATTGATTGCCACTTGTGCGTGACTCTTGATCGCGTAATTTTGCACGAATTTCTGCTAATGTTGCCATAATAAGCCTCCTTGTTTTGCCTTTAATATATGTGCCTGTTGTAGATAGTTCTCTAACAACATATCTACTATTATATTTATCTCTTGACTAAAAGTCAATAGGTTTTTTGGATTATTTTTACCAAATTAGAGTTTAACGTCTAATTTAATTGGATTTAATTTTTTAGACTGCGGCGCCTGTTGGATTTGGGCCTGCTTCTTCAACTCCAGCAAGTTTCAAGATTCTATCCAATTCTTCGTTATTCATGCTGTTAGTTTCAAAATCGCTCAGGTCACCTGCTTTGATTTTCGCTTTTACTTTTGGGTCGATATTGTCGTATGCTGTCCATATGTTGCTCCACTCATCATCGCTCACATCCTTTGTTCCGGGAATGTATTTAGGAGCCATTTGTTGTATCATAGGACGTAAAAATCCTCCTACAGTATCAGCACCTTTCATAAATTGTTGTATTGCTTGTGGATTCTTTGAAATAAAATCTTTAGCATATTTTTTTAATTGATCGTTAGACATGCGCTTTAATGGTTCAGCGGCGTCAACATCCACCCAACGTAATCTATCGATAGTTTTATCAATTTCTGCTTCTAATACCGACATTGCTTCTGCTTCTTGCATTCCAGCAAATTTCAAGATTCTATCCAATTCTTCGTTATTCATGCCGCCATCTGATTTGCCGGCACCGTCGGGTCCAGCATCACTTGGTACTTCCATACCTGCTTGGAAACGTCCAGTGGATTCGTCTGTATCAACATTTACTGTCTTGCCAGTTAGTTTAGATACAAAGCGTTCAACGAGATCCCCTACGGAATCGCCAAATTGCTTACGAGCGGATAATACAACGCCTGTTTCGCCTTTTGGAAATGCTCCAGTTTCTTTATCATAGAATGAGCGTACAAACTCGATAACTTCTTCTGCTGATGCTTTAGTATCTTTTGGTTCTTCTTCAGCACCATCTGCTTTTTTCATATTACCGTCTTTATCGATAACAACATCCATAGTATCGTCTGCTTCACTCATATCTCCAAAGTCTAAGTTATCTAATAACTCTGGTTGAGTGTTTTTAATATGTCTATAGATAGCAGGTTTAGCAGACGCAGTAGGATCATTGTCCGCTAATTCTTTTAGTTTGCTCATAAGTCCTTGATCATCGATAATGCCTTTTAGGCTTTCGAGTGCGTTAGTCGCATCAGGACCTACTGGAAAGTTTTTGCCTAATAATTTGTTTAGCATAGCAACTCGTTGTTTGTCTAAGGTTTCGTCAATAACAGAGTCTGCCCAAGATTCGAATTCATCAATGTCTTCACCGTGTGCATATTTGTTATCACGCTGATCCCATACGTATTCAGCATCTTCTTGTGCCGCATCATACATGTCTTGTGGGTTTTGCATTTCATAGTCCATTTGAGAATCATAGCCTAGTTTGCTATTGCCGTCCATAGGACAATCTAGGCGAATCGATTTTGGATCAACTACCGGGTTACCGTCTACAACTTTTGCTGTGTAATAAAGAGTACATCCAGTTGTTTCACCATCATCGCCTGTTGCTTCATAATCAACTTCACCGTCAAACTCTTCTGGGTCAAATCCTTCTTTAACTACATCATCGAGATCTATTGTTGTTTCAGCAATACGCTTTTGATGTATGCTATGTAGTAACGGGAACATGTCTTTTAAGTCTTCATTGAATTGCGGAATAGTAAATGCATTGGTCAATTCGTTTACAACATCTTCGCCCAATTCGCTGTCCCCGACTACGGCAGGTGTGAAATTTTCTTTAGTCTGAACATAATAGTTCTGACTTTGTAGTTTTTTAATGTGTGTTCTTAGATTATTCAGTTCAATGTTAGCGCCTTCAATAATATCATTTGAAGTTGTGTTCATAAAATCTTTTTTACCTACGTATCTTTTAAACGCAGTTAACTTAGCAATGTTTGAGGAAGTTTCAATAATGTGGCTACCAAATTCATCATGTGGAAGACCACCGTTAGCAACGTGACGAGCCATTGCTCTTGCACCTGCTAAGTGAGTGTATGGATATTTAAAACGTTCGCCGTCTTCGTTTTCAATAAACAGTGAACTAATGTTTCTTGCTCTTGCACCCATTTGCTCTGGTGTAATTTCTTTTTTGTGTCTGATAATTAATTTGGTCTTGTCTAAGTTTTCGTAACTTGACTTTGTTGTTCCGTACATTACTGACTCCTGAACCTGCTTGTTTGCTAAGTATTGATAATCTCTTTTGTCTAAGTTTGATTTTGCTATATCACGTGCATCAAATGTCATCATGTGTTTCTTAGCAAAAAAACGTAATTCTTTTAAAAATGAAAACCAACGATCTTCTACTAACTCTGACGCATCCTCGAGCATATTTTGACTAAAGTAAACTTTAAGACTATCACGCTCGTTAATACTAATACTAATTGCGCCGTGATTTTCTTCATCTACAACAAAGTCAAAATCAAAAAATCTTGCTTGACTTTCATCTGATGTAGGTGCACCGTTTCCATCTCCCATTACAACTTTAGGGAAACGTCCGCGGATTTTTTCAAATAATGCTGATGATATATTCTCTAAACCGTCCATATTGTTATTTATGCTATTAGAATGAAACAAAGACTGGCATCGGAAGTACATGGTTTTCTGCTTCTACGTCACGCATCTTCTCATATATTGCAGGATCCCAGTCTGCAAGTATCTTTTGCATACGTACATTAAGCATAGCACTCATAACTAAATCGTCGTGACTGCCTACTTTAGCACCGTATGTTGTACCGTGTGCTACGAAGTTTTTAAGTTCTGATATAAGCGGTTTTGACTTGATTTTAAGTTGTCCTGTTTCTAATAATTGTTTGAATTTAGCACACGCTGATAGTTTTGTTTTGTGTGTAGTATTAAACCCTTTACGGAACTTTCTTACGTGCCCTTTGCGTACTGGCTCACTTAAAAACATACCGTAGATATTTTCTTCACCAAACTCATTAATACTAACAAGTGCAGCCTCGCCAATTGAGTTGTTTTCTACACTGTAATATACTTGCGGTAATGAACTTGATTTGCCTTGACATTGTTCCATAATGTTTTTGTTAATATCTGCAAGTACTCTTACTTGCCCTTGGATTGGCGTCATATTGTGTTGCCATTCTGCTACCTGTTCAAACGTAGGTAGTTCAAATACCTGTATTGCCGCGTAGTCTCCGCCTGTGCCTAAACTTGGGTCAAGACTAACAACATATGTGTATTTGGGATTACATTCTTTGTACCAACGTGTTTGCCCCATTTTCATTACAGGGTCAACACCTTCAAGGTCTGCAAGTTTGACTGAGTTAATAAGTGTTTCGTCAAAGATAATAAATTCACATTCGTGTTCACGTCTAAAACGCTCTTCACCAATACGTGACATTTCTTCAGCGGCCCACTTGTCATCTCGATCTGGGTGTTCACTCCAGTGAGCAGTATAAGCATAAAATCCGTTAATACCTACTTCGGTGTCGTTGCCGTGTTCGTCAAAGCGTTTATTTGCTTCTTTCCAAATAAGTGCAAACTGGTCTTCGTCTGAGTTTGGAGTTGATGTAATAATTGCCTTACCACCTGTAGCAAGTGTGGGCGAAATCGCAGTCCAAAATTCGCTGGCAATGGTAGGGTTAACAAACGCGAACTCGTCACAGTATAGTAACGATATTGACATACCTCGACCAGTGTTATCAGTTGTGGTTTGCGATATAATACGTGATCCGTTATCAAATTCCATTGACCCTTTATTATATGAAGTTACACCACATCTTATATGGTCTGGACAGTCTTCGTAAGCATAACGGATACGGTGCATGATTTCTTGAGCACCTGCATATTTGTGTGCCGCAATAAGCACAGTAACGTCTGGATTAAACATAGCATACCATAACAGATAACCAGCCGCAGTAGTTGACTTACCTGTTTGTCTTGGTAGCATGTTAATGTTAAATCTGTAGTTATGAATAGACTCAATAAGTCTTAACTGAAACTCAAAAGGCTCAAAGCGAATTCCACCACGTGTAGGGTGTTGGATATAAAAGTGATTTGCTAAAAAGTGAAACGGCCCGTTGACCGGATCTGCACACTTCGCTAAATCCTGTATTTGACTTTCTGTAAATTTTATCTTACTGTGTGCTTTTTTAACAAGTACACCGTCAAGACTTTTATTCTGTGCCATAACAGTATTTACTCATATTTTACGGGGTAATTTTGTTTATTGATAAAAAAGCCCTGCTTCAACTCTCGCGTCCACAGGGCAACGTTCCTAAGGTAGTTAGGAAATAATTAACTTGCGGCAGTAAACATCATTGTGCCTGAAGTTGTTAAACTTGCTGTTGGAGCAACATCTTCAACAGTTGTTCCTGAAATATCAATGTCGTTTGGACCAATTGATGTAGTAGTTGCACCTGCGTCTTTACCAATAGTTCTAATACGTGTTTGTAGTTCACTTGCACTATCAATGGATTTGTCAACAATTACATACATTAATCCTGCGTTACTGTCTCTGGTCATATAAGCCAACGGATTGATTTCTCCTACGATTGCTTCTACTGTTTCGTTAACAGCATCGTCTTCGTCTCTTAAATCAATTGCAGTTGCACCTGCGTTCTTTACTGTGATTAGATATAAATTACATCCTGGTGTGTACACAGTACCTGCTGTTGCTTGTAAACCTGTTGTTCTTGTAATACCTGCCATTTATGTCTCCTTATTTGCGCTTCTTAGCCAGTTTAGTTGCAGTGGCATGCATTACCTCTTCACCACGATCGCCATAACGATCTTTGAAGTCGCTTTTGGCTTTTTTCATGCCTTTAAA